TGCAGCTTGGATGCCACAGACGGAAGTCTGCAAGGCGTTGAAGTCACAGTTCAAGTTGCTGGCAAGCATCTTCAAGTCGTTGCCGTTGCCTTGGATGGCACCCATCAACAAGTTACTGTTCTGGTTGTCAGCCATCTGGTTGCGAAGGCTCTCTATCTGGCTCTGAATCTCCGCACGTTGAACGTCTGCGCCGTTGTCACGGTTGTTCCAGTTGTCACCGTACATCCATTTCATCACGCCCATCATCATCATGTAGGCAAATGGATTGTTCCACATGTCGGCATCGTCACGGTCACGCATAGCCGCCATCAATGCCAAAGGGTCATTGTTGTTGCGATTTGCCATCGCTCCTAGCATACCACCCATCATTGCGTCATTGCAACAGGAAGTGGTCTTGATTACTTCTTCTGCCATAATTCCTAAAGAATAAAAAGTTAAACAATAATGATAACACACATGTAACCGATTACGACGGCAAAATTAAGGAATAAATAGCAACATGATGATAACTTACCCAAAGATTGTTTAACTCACAGATTATCAGAACCTAACGATTTCGTTAAACGGCGAAGCCAAAAGCCTCAACTACAAAATATAAGGGAAGCCCACCAAGAACTTCCCCTATCCTGCATTTATTTCTCCTTACAACAAGCCATATTTCTTCGCTTGCTTGCGAAAGAATCGCTTCTTGTTGGCGATATACTCTATCAAGGCACGATTCCAACGCTGGGCATGCCCATGCTTCTCCTCCATGCCTTGCGGTATCGTTCCGTCTGCCACATATTTCTCCACCATGCGAGGAGACTTGCCTAATATCTCAGCCACCATGCCCTTGTTGATTGTTCCATCGTTCAACATGGCTAGTTGCAACACCATCAATTCCATGTCAACGCCCTTGATTCCACAACTACGTGGCTCGCCATTGTCTATGGCGTTAGCCTCTGCCTCGGCTTGGTCTGCCAAAGTCCGAAGGCTCGCTGCCACTATCCTATATTCGCTTGATTCCAACATAGACATACAATAATAAGGTTAGACCAATGAGGATGAAATCGAAATAAACCATATCCATGGTGATAATGATGGAGTCATAGAAAAGATGCTCCACGTTAAGTGAGAAAAGATACACCATAGGTATCTTCCATCGGAAACAAAGCTCATGGGTGACCGCCTTATCCCACATGTAATAGGGTAAGAAAATGTAGGCGATGGTGTAGAACCACATCACGCAAAACTCATTCTCACGGTAGTCCATGAATATCTCCCTAGGGTTTGAATAAAAGTCAAACGTGCCATACCATCTTACCAACATGACTATAACTGGCAACCACTTGGCTTTCCACAAAGAGTTTTCAACTCTCTTTCTCCGACCGCCAAAGCTCATTATGCGATGCAATGCGGTCTTGATTTCTTTTTCGTCATCTTTTTTCATTACTGTTCTTCATGTTTAACTTATACAATGTTATTATTACGAATGACGCAAACGTACAAAATTATTCATTATCATGCAAGTATTCTGCAAAATTATAGCGTTAAACTATACTAACAGTTACAATTTATCACAAAATGGGGGGGGGTAAATTTTGGTTATTCTTACAATCTGAAAGTAAAATCACAGACAAAGCACATATACTAAGAGGTGACAATGAAACAAAATCCACCATCACCTCATATTCTTTCCATCATATCCACTTAATAACGGTATTACCTTGATACCCCTTCTTCCATACAAACCACGCATAACTTACTGCGCTTCCTCCACCATCCTTCATCCTCTGAAACTCTCCGTTCTTCGCACAGAGCACCCTTCTGGAAAATTGCAGAACATAATGAGGCGGATTCTTGCTGAACAGCTCATCATATCTCTTCTGTCCTTCCAAAAAGGTGGTCTTTAGAAACATGATGCAAAGACCATTTTCTGGAAGAAGGTCTAGACTATGCTTGATGAAGTCCAGGGCATACTTGTATGGCGGATTGGTAAGGATGCAAGTACATCCTTCTGGTATATCTTTTGTTTGAAGAAAATCAACAACATCACCGTAGCCTCTATCTACCAAGTCGGTAGAGACCACTTTAAACCCAAAGGACTTCAATTCCTCAGACAAATGCCCCAAACCACAAGCACACTCCCATATCTTACTAGGAAGAGACATGACACCAACCAACTTGTCTATTGCCATAGGGTCGGTAGCATAAAAGTCGTTGCTCTCACGCTCCTTGTCCGTGTGGTTGGATGCCCCCAAGGTCACGAACATACTCTTTTTGTTTCCAGTCCAATCTTTCATACTGTTGTTTTTTAGAAAATTTGAAAGTTAACTAACAATATGCTTACCTTATGTCTATGAAGTCCACAAACAAGCAATCCTTATCCGTACCCTTTCGGAAGTTCCTCTTATTGTTCAACCTAGCATACAGCCAAGGAAACAAGTCATCAAGGACTGCCAAGAAACGGCTGTCAGACTTGAAGAGGGAAGTGGTAGATGAATACTTATCATCGAGGGTTGGCTCTGCACCCTTGAAATGATAGAGAACTTTCCAATCATACTTTCTGTTGCCACCAAAGAAACGAATGCGTTGAAAATGGCACTCCCAGATGCCACAGAGATTTTTAAACTGTTCCTCCTTCAACATTACCTGCTTGTCTTTCTTGGTGAAATTGTCCTCCTCTAGGATTATCCTCACATAACAATCCCCCTTGCCATTGAGATACTGCAAGAAATCCACCACGAAAGTTATGCTTGACTTGAACGCCATCAAGCCATGCCTGACTTCAATATTGAGGTTGTCATCAAGCCATACCCTTAGGTCGAAGAGTCTCACTCCGTATTTCTCGTATTGCTCCATATAGTTTACTCCCTGGCACCTAGCCATGAAGTGAAAGGGCACTTGCCACCACTTCCTTGGTCTTAGGTATGTAAGGGAGTTGTGTGAACCTAGCATCGTCATACTATACTAAAACCACCCGAGCCTTCCTGAACACTATTGGTACAATAGAAAGCACCATTATAGTAGATAAACCTCGCACTGCCAACGCTGCTTGAAATACCGACACTGTGCTTTTGCTCTGATCCGTAGAAAATGTAACCACTGAAAGAAGCACTACATCCGCTGCCAAGCGGTAGCACTTCCACGATGTCTCCGTCTTCGTATGTACCACCACTTAGGTTTATGTCTCCATGACCGCCTCCAGTGTTGATAACGACAAGGTGGCTGTAATGCCCTATGTCCGCAGGAAGGCTTCCGTTACAAACCATCGGTTTCGTTGCAGTACTGTTAAGTTTGGTTTTATCGGATGCTGTCATAAGACCAGCACTTGATGTAGTAGCACCATCAAAAAATACTACATAAGGTTTAGGTTGTGATACTTTATATATATTCATAGCACCACTATCCGCACCTACTTTAAATTCCATATATTCTATAGTATCTATCTTCCTGGCAAGGGTGTTTGCGTTAAGAACAGAGCCGTCTGCCACAAGCAACTGATTGGATGTGCCATCATTCTTGATGATACGAGAGGCATAAATATCTACACATGAAAAATCATTGCCATCAAGGTCAAGTGAAGTTGTCAAATAAAGTTTTATGTTTTCTTCATCAAATTGAACATAATCAAAAGGAAACTTGTCTATATTTTCTTGTATGGTCTTAATGACTTCTTGCACTGACTTCACTTTTTTATTTAGTTGCGTACCATTACTGTCTGTAAAAAGATTAGTGCCATCATATCCACCAAGACCAATAAGGTATTTGCAGCCGTTATTTTCATTATCCACCACAGAATCGCCCGATAGATTACAATAGATTTCCTCAGCGTTTTTTCTACTATAGCCACCACTTCCTATACCAATTTGATGAATCGTATGTTTTGAAGGTTTGTTGTAAGCCCCTTGTGCATGTGAGGCAAAACCATTTGCTATAGTATCAGCACCTTCTGAATGTGAAGAATTTCCACTTGCAGAAGTGTTTTCACCCTCGGAATGTGAGCAGTTGCCATTTGCATTACTATTAATACCCTCAGCATGAGAATAGTCACCATTTGCATTACTAAACAAACCTTCTGCAAAAGAACCTACTCCTTTTGCATTGCAGCTATTCATCTGCAAGCTATTGTCTCCACTTCCTTTGCTCAACAACGATGAAAGAAGGAATTTCTCATTACACCATTTCTTCAACGTTTTCACTACCTTGGTAAGTCCTGCCGCATCTAAAAATTTACTCATAATCTTCAAATTTTAAAATAAATCCTCCCCTTATGTTGCAAAGAGGAGGACAAATGAAACAATTTGTTTTATGCGTCTGCGATAGCAGCCTCGATGTCCTCGTCTGACATTGCACTGTCTGCCGTAGCACTCTCAGCCACTGCGTCAAGCTTAGACTTGTCTTCCTTTGACATCAAGCCGTCAACAGAGGATGAAGCCACTTGGTAGGTGGTGTTCTCCCAAGGAACATTGACGTATGCCTTGCCGTTTGCATCGACATCCACAGGATAGTTCTTGCCTGTTGCGGAATAACCGAGCATAATACCACCAAGTACCGTGGTGGTAGCCTTTGGAAGAGTATAGTTGCTGAGACCGTTGAGCTTGGTCTTGTCTGCAGCCGACATGAGACCTGCGGCTGTTGTTGTGGCAGTAGGAAGGAGAACTGCCGTTCCTTGTGTGCCGTCTGCCTTGGTGTAAGGGATGCTTACGTTTGTCGCTGTGGTCGTAGGTGTGCCGATAGCACTGACGGCATCGGTCTTCTTGGCATAGTCTGAGAGGTCTATGCTACCCTTGTATTCGCCCAGTTGCTCCCACTTACTCTCGTCATAGGCAGCGGAAACATCGCCAGTATATACATACTCCTTGTAGATGTTCTTGTCGCTTGTCTCATCGGACGGAATCATGTAGATATGTTTCTTGATGCCAGAGGTAGGAAGAGACATGACCACCTCCGCAACCGTTGTGTCAAGGTTGCCAAGCTGTGCCAATGGGATAAAGCCACTTGCATCAAGTGTAGCCACACCGTTCTTAGCACCCTTCTCCGTTGCTGATATGCGCTTTGCGTCCTCAGCCTTGACCTTTTTCCACAAGAGGGTGACACCCTTCGAATCTAAATACTTTGCCATAATGAATAAAATTTAAATTAATTATTGGTATTGTTAAAAATATTATCTATATCGTCTTCCGTGATGGGCACACACCCACAAGTACAAGGCTCTATCTCGCCACCGCCTGTGTAAGTGCCATCCAAGATGGAAGCTATTACCTCGTCCGCAATAGGAACGCAGCAAGGCTCAGTCTTGGCTATCTCGTCTAGTTCTTCGTCCGTGATGGGAAGGGCTACGCTTCCGTCTGCTTCAAGTAACTCATAATCCTTTCCACCAGTCTTGATGAGCCTCTGAGCCTCCAAGTCACCTGTCACCACACCACCAGAACGTGGAACGAAGTCTTCCGTCAAGTCTTCTACCAGCTCATCCTTAACTTCGGGGGAAAACTTATCCATAGAGACAGAACCATCCGCCAACTTCTCCTTGGTAACGGACTTGTCGGCTATCTTTTCCGTAGTTACCGAATTGTCTGCCAACTTCTCCTTGGTAACGGACTTGTCGGCTATCTTTTCCGTAGTTACCGAATTGTCTGCCAACTTGATATTGGTAACGGACTTGTCGGCTATCTTTTCCGTAGTTACCGAATTGTCTGCCAACTTGATATTGGTGATACTGCCATCAGCAATTTTCTCAGAAGTAATAGCACCATTCTTTATCTGGTTGGTCTCTAGTTGGTCTGTCTTATTGACTTTCTTATTAAGTTCTTCTTTAACATCCTCCTCGTTGGCTTTTTTATTGAGTTCAGAAGTCAAAATTTTCTGGCTAATGACCTTGTTTAGATTTTCTCCAAACTCCTGTGCCACTTCCAAAAGTATATGGCTTCTCCATAACTTTCCGTCTTCCGTGTACAACACACTGATTCCCCATGGAATCAGGATGCTTCCGAAATTTACGTAAGTACCATTTTCCGTGGCAAAGTAAAACATTCTATCGCAAGCTGTGCTAGGAACAGTATCAGGATGTGCCAATCCAAAATACGAGCCACCGAAGGCGTTAAATTTTTCTACGATACCAGCAATAACCTCATCCCAATAGGAGTCACGTCTGGCATTCACACACCATGTACCTCGGTCTGCATTCCAATAATGCGCCCAACCGTTAATTTCCACAAAGTCACCTTCAACACCACCTGTTGGGAACTTTTTGTTCACCTCATAGATGTTTCCGAACGTGCCCTTATAGTGCTCGCTATTCTTGTCTATATCATTTGCCATATACGTTAAAATTGAGATAATTGATTAAATCTGTCAGCTAAATCTTCTTCCTTTTTGCTCGCCAAATAAATGGAAACAGCTCGATAAACAAGATACTTGCGACATTCATCAATGAGAGCAAGGTCTAAAGCCGTTCCTATATAAATAGGTTTGTCATTCTTCTCGTCAGTAGAAAACACATCAACAACCTTTTGATAAGGTATATATGTAAAGACCTCAATCTCATGGTCGTACACCTTGCCTTGTGGTGCATGATTTGGCTCGTATTTACCAGCAGTCCAATATGTCAGCACTCGATTTCCCTGTGGAGACATCGTTATCATGCCTTTTGGTTTTTGGGGAGTTCCCCTAGTCCACCTGCTTGCTTGCATATAAGCTTCCTTGCTATCAGGACTCATTAATGTCCTAAGTGAGTTTTGCCAACTTTTCAGTCTAAGTTCAACTAGCCTCAGCCAGTCATCGGGAATGACAAGTTCACCATGCCCATCAGTATATTGAGTCTGAATGGCATCGTAATCTTGTACCCCTTCACTCAATGACACCTTTACCCTATGTGGCACAAGCATCTGTAGAGGAGCTTGCAACAACAACTGTTGTGCTGCCGTCTCTATCGCTTGTTTCATTTCAACATCGGAATCATCTGAAATGATGTCATTCACATCATCATGTAACACTTCATCCATGGCAATACGCATCTCTTTCACAAGGTCGCTCATCAATGCTTCCATATCATATGCTTTAAATGTTAGAAATCTATCTCGATGCCATTCTTGCTCGCCTCGTCCTTCACGCTCTGCGGACTCTTCAACTTGCGTGTATCTACGCCGAAGGTCTTGGCAAGGTAGTTCTTCGCCTTGGTGATGTTGTCGAAGCGAAGTACGTTCCTGTCCTGTTTCTTCTTCTCCACCGCCTTGGCTACCTGCTCTTCCTCGGGTTGGCTCTTGTCTATGATTCGTCCGCTCCTTACGAGGGGATGGCGGCGGATAGCCTCAGCCACCTCCTTCTGCGAGGTCTGGAAACCATACACGCCCTTGCCTGTCTCGTCAAACTCGATGTCCTTCACCAGTCCGCTGGCAAGCGTCACCGTGAAGATGAGCATACTGTGGGCAACAAACTCGTAATTCATATATGTCATGGTGTTTATGGTAAGGAGATAGTGTCACCTTTCGGCTCTGCTATCCCCTTGGTTCATATATCTAGAAAACTATCAGTGCACCGTTAAGCCGCAATCTCCTCGTCGGTCACTGCGTCGGCATTGTCAAACACAGGGCGTGACACACGGGCATGGGCGTTCGGATAGGTAAGTACCCAACAACTGTATTCCTCCATGACCACACCGTTCGAGTTGCGAATGAGCAAGTCCTTCAAGTTGTACTCCTTGCGACTCCAAGCACCGAAGACGTACTTGTCAAGATAACGCTCGTCCAAGCAGAAGGCACGTCCGTCCATGCCCCACATGTTGAAGGAGTCGTGACGGTAGATGAGAATCTTGGTGCCCATGGAAGTGAAGGTCTCGAAGTCGAGCTTCCATCCTTGGTAGTCCTTCTCGGTCTCGGTGATGACACGTCTCGTTGAGCGAAGGTTTGCGAAAGCTTGGTAAATGAGGTTGTCAACGAAGAGCAACTTGGTACGGCTGGAGTTACCTGCGTCCTTCAAGATGGCTGAAATGAATCGGGTCAAGTCCTTCTCTGAAATGACGTACTCATACACCTTCTTTTCTACAGTTCCACCACTTCCGTTAGAGACTTTCGCCGTCACAGGAATCTTGTTGCCGTTCTCGTCAATCTCCATCTTAGGCTGCCAATGGCCCACGGTAATGTCCTTACCTGCCATCCAGTAGATGCCGCCCATCGTATAGACCGCACCAATCTCCTTGTTTGGAGTAGATACGCTGCGATAACCGAACAAGCCGCTTCGCTCCTGACCGTAGCGCATATCGTCCATCGCCATCTTCTCCTGACGTGTGAACGTCCACTGCACTTGTGTCTTGCTCATACGGTCGATGATGGACTGCTCCACCATCATGATGAAACGCTGGCAATACTGCCAAGACTTGTCGGGCA